CTCTTATTAGCTTTTATTGAGTATTACCAGAGCAATAAGACTAGACTTTAACCATGGATACTTTTGGACCTATCGATAAAGGCATCGTTAAACGTAACAACGTATTTGACGAAGCGCGTCTTTACCACCTAGATACATACGCAGCTAACAGAGCCGAAGGTTTTCCGAAATCTATCTCTCGTCGTGCATCCCGTATGGACCTACCATCAACAACTAGACACGAGAATGAAGCGATGGCAATCGCCAATCCAAAACCTACACTTGGTCAAAAACTAACAAAAGGAATGCAGTTCCTAGGGTTGACAGAGTAATGTGCTACAAGTGTGACCACGAGATTAGATACGGCATCTGTGATGTTGATGACTGTAACTGTATCTGCGAAAAGAACCGTCCATGAATCCATCAGAAGACCCGTTTGAGGAGTTTCGTACATTAGGCGATGAAAAGCCTAAGAAGATTAAGTACGAGCGTGAGACTGGCGATTTATCAGCACATCTCCCACGACGTAACCAATTACCAACCACAATGAGTACAGAAGATTATTACGGCACTAGTTACCAGTTCGGTAAGCGACCAAAGGGGTGGAAGCGATGAAAGACCCAGCAACAGGACGTTCCCGTGCAGAGCGTGCACTAGGTGAGGCTTACCCTAAGAAGGCAGTTAAAAAAGGTGTAAAGACCAAAAAAACTCCTTCGTCGAAAGCAAAACAGAAGACGGATGATATTCGTCGGAATACCAACGGGATGTTTGATGGGCCACGTCCATCATATGGAAGATACAATGTATCTGAACAAGCACAAGATATTCTTAACCGTTCATTGAATAGGAGAACCCGATAATGCCAGCATTTTTAGCACCGTTAATTGGCGTAGCAGCACGAGTGGCAGGTCCAGCAATTGCTCGCGCAGTTGGCCCAGCAGCACTACGTGGTGCATCTCGCGTGGTTGGACCAGCAGTTTCTGCTGGAGCAAAAAGAGCCCTTCCAATGCTTGGTAAAGTTGCAAAGAGTCCAATAGCTCGTGGAGCTATGATTGGTCACGCTATGACCTCAGGAATGGGTGGCGGCCAGGGTGGTGGAAGAAAAGAAAACTTTGATAACTGGTTCCCAGGACAGGGAAACAATGGAGCTTCGTACTAATGAAAAGAACTGGCGGTCAATTTCCTACCTGCGATAACTGCGGTAGAGAGATTAGAGCTAATGCTATGAAAGTCCCGACCCGCCAGGGCGCGGTACAAATGTTTCACCCTGATGCACACGCTTGTGCATCTGCTCCTGAAACTCGACCAGCTAAAACGCTTTCTAAAGAAGGCGCCATGCATACTCCAAATTATAGTATTGCAGATGCTGTTAACTTAGGATATGAGGGCGGCCGTGGCAAAGGCAATTAAAGTAAAGGGCGTTAAGCACACCGTTAAGAAGAATAAAAAAGGTGATGTTATTGTTGACCATGAGGCTAAGGCCAAGGCTGGTAAGTATGACAAGATTAACCTGACAAAAAAGGGTGGCTCTAAGACAATTAAGCAAGGCGTCAAGGCCGTCAAAGACTGGCATAAGGAGAACCCTCACTAATGGCATCCGAAGCGTGGACACGCAAAGAAGGTAAGAACGCTAAGGGCGGTCTCAATGAGAAGGGCCGTAAGTCTTATGAGAAGGCTAACCCTGGTTCTAATTTAAAACCACCTGTTAAAAAAGAACAGGCTAAGAAGTCACCTAAGTCTGCTGCACGTCGTAAATCCTTCTGTGCACGCATGGAAGGTATGAAGAAGGTAAACACTAGCGCTAAGACCGCTAAGGACCCTAATAGCCGTATTAACAAGTCATTGAGAGCGTGGGACTGCTAATGGCAGAGACAAAGAAGTTTGGCCCTTATAAGGGCTCTGACGCCAATGGCGGACGTCCAATCTATGTTTATAAGAAGAAGGTTGGCGGCAAGTGGGTAACCACATCAAAGAATAAGGCTCGCGCTGACTATGAGTCTAAAAACGGTAAAATTAAGTCTAAAGATATTACGGTTGACCATAAGGACAACAACCATAATAATGACTCCAAGGGAAACCTACGAGCCATCTCTCGCAGTAAAAACACTGCTAAAGAGAACAAGCGCCGTGCAGGCAAGAAAGAGAATGAGAAATGAACTATAAAGACGGTGGTCAGTTTAGCGCGTTAGTAGGCGTTCATCCTGCAGGTTCAAAGCCTAGAACAAAAGGTAATGGCGCAGAACATTGGGGCGAGCCTCTTCGTGCTCGTCTTGCCGATAAAGTTAACTCTGCAAGAGGCGTGGGTATGGAAGATGTAAAGATTACACGTCCAGCACCTGGCGGTCCTTGGGGCATTCCAGATAAGTACAAGGACTAATAATGAATCACAATGGTGACCAGTTCGGTCTTAGCCAAGAAGACGTTAGGTCTGAGATGCAATCTAAGATGCAGGCTAAGTACGCACCTGAGATGATGCGTAAAAAGGGAACAAGCAAGCATGACCTTGAAAAAAGAGCTTTTGAACAACAGGACCAAGAAGACCACATCACTAGTCGTATGACTGCTGCACAGAGGTTTGACCGTGATGTTAAATCTGGTGTTCAAGGTGCAAGAAATGTTGTTAATATGAAGACAACAGTAAAAGAAGCTACCGATAGTCCAGAGATGTTTGGTGGACCAGTAAGTGGTGCTGCTTTAGCTAAGCTAAAGCGTGCAAAGGGTATGAAGTGACAGACAAGCGTTCTGAGTCTCAGTTTGATATCCCAGAGGGTGTAGACTGGTCTTGGACTGCAGAGTCACAAGATGAGATGTCCCGTTCTATCGAAAAAGAAGATAAGAAGAAGAAAGGTAAATAACAATGGTAACTACAGAGGTCAACCGCCAGCTAACCGCTCAAGACCGCTGTGACGCCTGCAGCGCTGCTGCACAAGTTATTGTAACCTTCCTTAACGGAGAGTTAATGTTTTGCGGACATCACGCAAAAGATAAAGCAGACTCGCTAAAGTTAAAGTCTGTAAATATATTTGACCCGAACAATTACTTAAATTTATAGTAAGATAGCCTTCTAATAAGGAGAAACTATCTATAAACTGCGTATTCTCGCAGCACTATTCCTTGCAACACTCCTTCATATATTAGGGCAACAATCCGCTTACGCTGAAGAGCCTGCTACAAACGAGCAGGTAATTACTCCTGCTCCCGTGGACGGAGCGACCGTAACGAGTGCTCCATCGCAAGGCGAGAATCCCGTCGTAACCAGCTCTCCTGAGACTTCTGCAGCTCAGACACAAGAGCCTTCGCCTCAAGGGTCTCCTTCTTCAACTGGTCCAACTGAATCATCAACCGCAACTTCATCCAGTGAAACGCCATTGCCCAACCAAACCACCACACCAGAGGCAACACCAACAACCACAACAGCTCCTTTGACACCTACAGTTACCTCCGTACAAGAAAAGATTGATACAGCAACAGCCACTGTTGCTAACACAATTATACCAACAAATATTGCAACTGAAACATCAGTTGTAACAGCTGTTGCAGATGCAAACACTGCAATTACTGCAGCGCAAGAATCACTAGCTACAGCCACAACTTTAGTGCAAGCTGCCGATAGCGCCACTGCACTTATAGCACCCGCAGCAGCGGCAGTAGATACCGCTACATCGACTGTTGCTGCTGCGGTTCTTGTTGTAGAAGATAAGACCGAAGTAGTAGCAGTAGTAACGCAGGACGTTACTACTGCTCAGGCTGCTGTAGATGCTAATACTTCTCCAGGATTAAAAGTAGAGGTTTATAACGTACAGGGTCAGAACAACGCCCCAGTACTTCCCGCTAATGCTGTTCCTATTCATACAACTGTTGACACTAACGGTATTAATGAGCAGTGGGGCGGCGGAAATGTCGCTGGTTCTAACCGCTCTGAAGATGTAATTGTTAAGTACTCAGGTAAATGGACACCCGCTACCACCGAGACTACATACGTCTACGCACCAGCAGATGATGGCGTAAAACTATATTTAGATAATCAATTAGTTATTAATGACTGGTATGACAAAGGCGGCGGGGGCTCTGTAGCAACCGTCTCACTTGAAGCTAACGTAGCAAAAGACTTTGTACTTTGGTATTACGAGAACGGTGGTGGGGCTGCGGTTTGGTTTTACAAGTACAACCAGTCTGCTAACAGATGGGACCTTGTTCCTGGAAACCAATTTTCTCAGTCTTCTGCTAGCCCAGAACAACAGGCTGCTCTATCTGCTGCACGGGCGACTTTAACTATTGCTAATCAAAACCTAACAACAGCTAATCAAAACCTAACAACAGCTCAAGAAAATCTAACAACAGCCAACACAAACTTAACAACAGTTACTGCTACTGCTGAGTCTGCTACTACGGCTGCTACTGCTGCTTTAGATACAGCTAATCAATTAGCGGACACTGCGATTGCAAAAGCTAATGCTATGGCTGTCGAGGTGTCCAATACGAACTCTCGTATTCAAGCGGAGGCTCAGGCTGCTGCTGCATTAGCGGCTCAACAGGCTGCTGCTCAACTTGCTGCTCAACAGGCTGCTGCTGAGGCTGCTCGGATTGCTGCCGAAGTTGCTGCTCAACTAGCCGCGCAACAAGCTGCTCAAGCTGCTGCTGAGCTTGCGGCCCAAGTTGCTGCTCAACAAGCGGCTGCTCAGGCTGCTGCGATTGCTGCTGCTGATGCGGCTGCTCAGGCTGCGATTGCTGCTGCTCAGGCTGAGGCTGCTGCGATTGCTGCTGCTCTTGCTGCTCAGGCTGCTGCAGATGCTGCTCAAGAAGAAGCTTCTTCTTCAGAGCCAACTGAGCCTGAAGTTCCAGAAATTCCAGAGTCTCCTTCTGACGATGAGACAACCACTCTTCCTCCGACAGATTCTGAAAATCCATCTACTGAGCCTGGCCCTGATACAGAAACGCCATCAGAACCCACAGAAGAGCAACCACCAGTGGAAGAGCCCGAAGAGCCAGTCGAAGAGCCTGAGGTGCCTGTTGAGGAAGTCGAACCACCCGTGGAAGAAGAACCACAACCAGAGTTACCAGAAACAGAGCCAGAAAGTCCGTTAGAAGAATCATCCCCAGAGGATATCACAACTGAAGAAGAAGTCGCTAGTGCTGTAGAAGATGTTTTATCTGACGGCAAGCTAACCGCCTCTGATGCTGAAGACATTATGGATGCCTTAAACGCAGATGGAGAAGTTACGGCTGAAGAGGTTACTGCCCTAGTTGATGCCCTTAAAGAGGACGGCAAACTTAGCGAGGCTGAAAAGGGCCTAGTTGCCACAGCGCTTATTGAATCGGTCGCCCCAGGAGAAACCCTTACAAAAGAGCAGATTCAAGACGCTGGAATTGAATATAAAGACCTCCCAGCGGATACCCCTGTCGAGGTTAGGCAGGATGAAAACGGGAATGAAGTTATAATTACAGCAGACGTTGCCGCGGCTCTCGTGCTACTAGAGAACCCTGCGGAGTTAATTGGCGCAATATTTGATGACCCTGGTCAAGCCCTACAAGCACTTGGAAGTATCGGTGCTGATATGTCCCCCGAAGAACGTGAAGAAGCAACAGAAATGGTAGTTGCTGCCGTTGTGGCTGCAGGCGCTGCTATAAACGCAGTTGGTGCAGCAGCAGGCTCTACTGGTGGAGGCACTGGTGGGTCAAGCGGTGGAGGAAACTCTGGTGGAGGCGCTCCATCAGGAGATAGCAAAGGTGTAAGGAGAAGAAAGCCTTGAAACTTATAAGAGACATGATTGACCAACTATGGACACTGCTTGGCATGTTCATTGCTTGGGTTGTACTAGACGGTTCAGCAAAGACAGTCGTTGGGTACGCAATCATTGGAACTTTGATTGCATGGGCTGTCACCTACCCACTACGAAACCCGAAAGATGAGGAATAATGAAATCAATAGGAAACATTCTTCTGAGAATCCTTGCAGTATTTGCTGCTAGCGGTCTCTCAGTAATTGGTGCAGGTGCTATCGCTGGCGTTGACACCATCACAGCTGTAACAGTAGCTGGTTTAACAGCAGTTGCCGCAGTTGTAGAAAAACTTGCACGTGGTTTTATGAACGATGGTCGACTTGACCTTGACGAAATTAACGCAGCATTCTCTGCTGTTGATACAAAGGCTAAGAGCGAGGCTGACCTACGTGTTGAAGCTAAGCAAAATGGACAGGACATCGTAATTTCTGCTGGCGTAGCCGCTGCAGCTGTAGCCGTTGCTACAAAGGCTGAAGGCGAAGTTCCAGAAGAGCAGCCAGTTGACGAAGATTGGGACAAAGACTAATGGCAGACCAAGGCACAGCAGCAAAGCTTATTGAAGTTGCTACAGCAGAGCTAGGAACCATTGAAGGTCCTAAAGATAATGAAACTAAGTACGGCGCTTATACCAAGGCTAATTTTCAGCCATGGTGTGGGTCTTTTGTAAACTGGTGCGCTAACGAGGCTGGTGTAAAGGTTCCTAATACCGTTTACACTCCAGGTGGAGCAGCAGCATTTAAGAAGGCTGGCGCATGGATTGACGGAGACATCGCTGACCCAGATGCAGGAGATATTGCCTATTTTGATTTCCCATCAGATGGCGTCGATAGAATTTCTCACGTAGGCATTGTTATCAAAGACAATGGCGACGGCACTGTTTGGTGCATCGAAGGAAATACTAGCCCAGATGATAAGGGCTCACAGCGCAATGGCGGACAGGTTTCAAAGAAACTCCGTGCCTACAAGAAGAACCCTAAGAAGGTTCAAATTTCTATCGTAGGTTTTGGTCGCCCTAAGTTCAAAGCAGCAGGAGCAGCCGCACCAGCGGCTAAATGCCCAACCTGCGGTAAGTAATGTACTTTCTGACCCACATTACCTTCCAAGGGGTGTTCCTTGTAACTTTAGTTACAGTGACACTTCTTGGTTGGTGGTGGGCAGAACGTGGATGATAAAGAGCGCTTAAAGCGCTGGACCTGCGCTTTATGCAATAAAAGGTATGTGGTCCCTGACTTAGCCCGACAATGCGAAGAGAAACACTTACAATCAGAGTATGAAAGCAGCTAGAAGCGCGTCAGAAACCCAGTTACGTGGCAAAGCCACATCCTCCCTTAAAGGTAAGGGTAAAGGTAGGGGAGTTCTGCGGGCAGTAACACTTGCTAGAGTTGCATCAGCAGTAGACAAGGCCCAAAAGGGTAGAGATAAAGACGCCAGCAAACCTATTGAAGTAAAGTCTGAGCGAGTAGAACGTGCCGAAAAACCACAGGCACCTAGGACAGTAAAATCTGAAAGAGTAGAAAAGCGACCTGCTTCAGGCGCTAAATCTGTTACACGTGGTCAAAAAGCCCTACCAGGACCAAAGCCTACGACTGCACCTAAGTCAAAAGGTAAGAAATCCCCTAAGCGTGAGACAACTCCTGGTTATCAGAAAGTTTATAAGGCAACTCCTGCAGTTGACCTTAATGAAGGCCCTAACTTTGGTAAGACAACAAGCATTATTGAACCAACATTTCAGCCTAAGACACCAAAGAAGAAAAAAAATGCATAAAGATGGTGTCCCTAAAGCAAAAAGTACGATTCACGCACGTATAAAGACTAAAAAGAACAACAGAGAAGAGCGAGATAGACGTACATATGTGATGTCTCCAATAAAAGGAGCCACTACAATGTCTAAACAGTGGAGTAGATATGAAGGGTGGACACCGTGAGGAAGTCATCCTTTAAAAAAGCAGTATCAAAGCCTAAAAAAACAATGGACTCAAGGTTTGGTCATAAAAAGTTGTATAAAAACGACGAAAGACCAAGCATAGCGGTCTGGAACAGCCCTGGTAGAGGCCCTAACGGGGAAAGTCAAAACTGAAAGGTTCAAAATGCCAGCATCATACCCAAGTTCGGTAAGAGTATTTACCACTAAACAAAACGTCGTTGATACAGTTGACGCTTCCCACCCAAATAGCCTTCAAGAAGAGATTGTTGCTGTTGAAAGTGCGCTTGGTTTAAACCCCGCAACGTCTACTACTCCAAACCCATCAGATACCTTTAATGGTGCCTCAAACGCTTTTGCTACAGTATCTGCACGTATTGCTAACGTTGAAACTGGTGTTGTTGCCGACTCTCACACACAATATGTAAGAAAAACAGCAGATGGAACACAGTCAAACAAGATTTCTGCTGGAGTAGCGGCTAATAGGGCTTTAGTTCTTCAGGGAGCGGCTAGCCAATCTGCAAATCTATTAGAATTTCAAGGTTCTGGTAATGAAATCATCTGTGGAGTTACTCCAGACGGTACATTTACAGGAAAGACCCTTGCTGCTAATATTCAAGGCTCAGTAACAGCTATTGCAGCCGATGCAACTGTAGAACAGAAGGGTGCAAGCTTTACTATCGCTCTTGCTGATAAAAACAAGTTATTCTACTGCAATAACACTAACGTTAACGTAGATTTAGTTATTACAGTTCCAACTGACGCTGTTGCCTTTCCTATCGGTTCTCAAATTAACGTTGTACGTGGTGCAGCAGGAAACGTAGTGTTTGCAAACCAAAATGTGTTCTCTACACCTGGTTTAAAGCTTCGTGCAACATGGTCAGGAGCTACTTTAGTAAAGGTAGCAAATAACACATGGTGGCTATCTGGTGATTTGACTGCTTAATGCCAATCTATCCTGGTGTCAGTGATTCTCAGAAGAAGGTACCTCCGCTACCTCCTTCTGTAGCTTCGCGTTCAGATTCTGGTTCTGGACGTGCATTTGACAACGGGGCTACCTTTTTAACGTTTAACCCTACAATTTTTGATGGCAAGCTTCCTATTATTGATTATTTAATCACAGCAACAGCGGAAGACAATGTAGCGGTTACTCAAACAGTACCTAATTTAAACTCATTTGTTTTTACAGGTCTTCGCTCAGGTGTTAAATATAGATATAAGATTAGAGCAAGAAATTCTGTCTCTGACTCCGCTGACTCTTCAGAGGTAGGTCCAGATACAGCAACTACTGTTCCTGGACGCCCAACTTCGCTAACCGCAATTAACTTAGGTAATGGTGGAGGTATAACTCTTAACTGGGTAGCCCCATTAAATGCTGGTAAAGCTATAACCAGTTACACAATTACACCTACTGTTGGTGCCCCTATTGTTACAAATAGCACTTCTACAACATACGCTTTTAGTGGAGTAGTTGGGACTGTCTATAACTTTACTGTCGCTGCTACTAATGAGAACGGTACAGGGTTAGACTCAACTGCTTCTGGAACAGTAACCCCGTCAAACCCCGCTCCACCGCCGCCCCCACCTGCTGCACCACCTAGCCAGGGCGGCGGTGCTACTATCGGTATTACCTCGTTTACAGTTGGTGCTGCTTTTTCTGAACTAGCACTGGCACTTGTACCTAGTGGAAGCTGGAGTGCATTTGGATATGCATCCTGGTCACTTTCAGGAATTGGTGCTAGCACGGGTATAGTAAATGGAACTGCATCAAGTGGTTCTCCAAGTACTGCCCCTAACCCAAGTCAATTCTGTGGGCAAACTGCTACTGCAACATTAGTTGTGTACTCTGGAGCTAACGGAACAGGTACATCGGCTACATCTACTGCTAACTTTACGATGCCATCAAGTGGACTTGGATGCCCTACTGGTGGGGGTACTATTACTACATCTACTTATTGGTATACTGTTTGTTGTAATACTGGTGGTAATTATTCACAAATTTCTCGCAATAGCCTTCAATCAGCTTCTGATGCACAGTACTTTGCAGGACAAGCGTGTACAAGTGGTGGCGGAACTGTTCAAGGCGGACAACAATCTTACGGCCTCAGCGCCCCCGTGCTCCAGAACTGCTCTGCGCCAGTGGTTCTACCATGCTCTGGTGGAAATGGTAATTGCGCTACTCCTACCTGTGCAGCGTGCGACGGCGCACTTAGCGGTAGCCCTTGGGGTGGAACAGGAACTGTTGCTGATTCTAGTTGCCCTTCAGGTTCTAGGTACGCAACAACTTGTTGGACAGGTGGAAGTTGCCCAAATACGCCAATCCTTGGAGCCTGTGTTCCTGGTGGAACTGGGCCTGCTTCACCTCCTGCTGCACCTCCTGCTTCTCCACCAATTTTTGTTCCTACCCCACCAAGTGCAACACCTACATGTTCTGGTCCTTGCGCTGGTACCTGGTCTATTGTTGGTGGCGTATGTCGTTGTAATGCGCCAGCTCCAGTTTCACCACCAACACCGCCACCAACACCACCAGCAAGTTGCTACTGCCGTGACTTCCGCGGTCGTTGCAGAACCTTTACCCAATGTTTACAGGCAATATGATAGGATATATACATGGACGATAGATTGCCACAGGGCAGTGAGTTATATCAAGCAACCCACAAATTTGCTTTTATTGTAGAGGGTGATGTTTTTGGTGTCATCTCTTTAGACGACAAGAACCCTTACGATATAAACGACGTTGAGAAACGCTGCATTGCAGGTCTTTCATCAGACCCAAAGGTAGTGCCAATTCCAGTAGATAGCCCAGTAGTATTTGGTTGGACATGGGATGGCTCCACCTTTACACCTCCAGCAGAGGATAAGTAATGTCAGAGGAAAAAGTATCTGCTTGGAAACAGTGGAAAAAGAACCTTGGTGAGTCTCGCCCATGGCACCTTATTGACCCGCTTCAAAGAACCACTGACGATATAGCAGCTTCTAGGTACGACCTTTGCAAAGGCTGCGAGCACTTTATAAGCGCTACTACACAGTGCACAAAATGTGGATGCATAATGAAGGCTAAAACATTACTAAAGAATGCGGAGTGTCCAGTAGGAAAATGGGGACGAGACCTAACTCCATCTACGTAACAATAGCTTGTTACAGAGACCCTGTTATACAGTCGACTATTGACGACCTCTTTAATAAGGCTGACGACCCTACCCGAATAACAGTAGGCGTATTTCTACAACAAAAACAAGATGAAAACCTTATAACCAAAACTTATGGAAATAGAGTTCGGGTAGATACCCAAGAGACAGGTAAAATATTTAGCGTCTGTGAGTGCCGAAACAGGGCTATGTGCATGTTTGACGATGAAGAGTACATTTTACAAATAGATTCCCACACCCGCTTTGAACGTGGTTGGGATACAAAACTTGTAGGCCTACATCAGTCATTAAATAATGAAAAAGCTTTAATTAGCGTTTATTTGCCAGATTGGTTCATTGACGCATCTGGCAAAGAGATATTTTTAAAAAGAACGCAAACTTTTGCTAAATTTATTTTTAATAACGGTAAAAGTGAAGAGGCCTTTTATCAATACCATGAATTAGTACCTATGCCTTCTACAATTGACAATGCGGGTGATAAAGAGCTAGAACTTGGCTGGTATTTATGCGGTCATTTCATATTTGGAAAGAGAGAGTTTTTTACAAAGATTATTCAACCTGAATGGGTTGGTTTTTGGGGTGAAGAGGTAATAAATAGCCTTAGAGCCTATACAGCGGGTTTTGATGTATATAACCCAGCTAATCCCCCTTTGTATCACATGAACGAGGGTTTATCGGTTAACTTTAGTAGACCTAAACTTTGGCTTGACTACCCAGATGAACATCATGCTAGGCGAGCACCTACAACCGATAGAATTATTGATATTATGAAAAATAACACTGTTGGTCCCGATGACCTATTTGATGTAAGGCCTTTATCGGATTTATACAAAATAGTGGGATGTGATTTAGGGGAGCTGTTTTACAGCTGGTACACTAATAAAAATGGAAATTGAATTTTATCACCTGTTCGCTAAAGGTCAAAGGTTGCCTATAGAGCAGAGCCCTGTAGACAGGGAGTGGATGAACACCCTAATGGACTCCTACGCCTATAGGTGTTTGCCTATGACATATGCAGCACGCCACGGGTGGTGTGTAAGACTTCCTCATGACGTAGAGGTTGTATGGGACGGCAGCCCAAGCCCTCAAGGCACAACCATAATCTGTGGAAAAGACTCTTTTGTTGATAACGGCACTGGTAACGGGGTTGTTACTTTTCATTTAAATGCCATCCCTAGAACCTCTCCAGAATGGAATCTTTGGTTTATGGGAGGGCCTAACCTGGTAATACCAGGCGCCACCCCGTTATCAGGAATTGTTGAGAGTGATTGGATATACATGTCGCCAACCATGAACTGGAAAATTACTGAAGTTAATAAGATTGTTACCTTTAAAAAGGGCGACCCAGTTTTATTTTTTATACCTATACATAAAACTCAACTAGAAGAGTTTAAGCTAGTACACAAGGGAATTGATGACGACCCTGAAATCAATCGTCATTACAGAGAGTTTTCGGCATACAGGGCGAACATTGACTCCCAGGGCGGTAGCTCATTTACTAGGGACTATATAAAAGGGGTAAGGTACGACAAGACCAAGCCTGACTGGCCTCATAACCATAAGACCAAATTAAATCTTCACGCACCTGATGTTAATGAGTAGAGGCTGACAGTTACCTCGTTCTCTTAGACAATAGTAGTCAGCGCCCCCGATATCAGGCGTCACTACCACTCTAGAGAATAGGTAAAAATGTCAAGTTATAACTCACCACTACCAGTGGGTTCAGACCTAGCGACTGGCGCTTACGCCATTGCTGTCGGTAACACCCCAGCTGGAACTAACAACGTCGGTAACTCTACCGACTCAGAAGGAAACGTTCGAGTAGATTTTGTATGGGGTAACCACCCTATGCAGCCAAATGACGTTCGCACAGACGGAACACCCGTTGCGACCGTAGCAGCAAACGCATCTCAGAACTACAACTGGAACGGGTACTCAGAGTACCCAAGCGCACGTCTAAATAACCTAGCCACTTCAAATCACTCAGCAGCAGAGGCTGAATGGAACGATTACCCATCATTCCTACCAGGCGTAGGTAATTACATGATTACAGCAGCTTCAGGTAACGGCACAACTGTTACATACACATCACAGAACAAGCTTGCAGCTGGAGATACTGTAAACATTACAGGTCTTACAGCTTCAGCTTACAACCTGTCTTCAGCAACAGTTGCTTCAGCAGACGCACTAAAGTTCACAGTAACTAACGCAGCTAACGCTGGTGAAATTACAGGACAGTGGTACGGCAAGGTACAGGCAACAAACGCTCTTACAGCATATGATGGCGCTGGAATTGGCTTCATCGTAGTACCTTCAGTACTTGGTGATACAACAGCCCTAGCTCTTGATGAGCTTAAGGATGCTGGTTACGAAGCAGCTAATATCACTACAGCAGCTGGCGCAACTAACACTGCTACACAGGTAACACAGGTTAACGCTACAAGCACAACCTCAGCAACCCTTACTATCGCAGGTGGAACAACTTCATGGCCTGTTGGTACTAAGGTCACCATCACAGCAGGTACAGGTATCCCAACAGCACTTGTTGGTACTTTCTCTGTAACTGGTGGAAGTGGAAGCACAATCATTGTTTCAGGTACAGGATTTACTGTTGCCAACTCAGGTGCTATTACACCTGGCACAGTTCTAAAGGGTACAGCTGGAACAATCAGAACACAGTCAGTTGCAGCAGCAACAGCAAATGTTCTTTCAACAGCAACAATTACAATCACACCTTGGGCTGCATAATAAACTCCCAAGCAAAAAGCCCCCAGCCATTGGCTGGGGGCTTTTTTATTTAAAGGGTTATTAGTTAGGGAACGCCTTTAGGTGTTCCTCGTATCTTTTTCCATTTGTCTGGCCTGGGTACACTTTCCAGGAGGACCAGTCTTTTCCACCGTTAGTCATGTAGAAGGTTATTTCTGCATTAACCACAGGGTCAAAGAGTTCCTTATTTGTTTTGAGGTCAAATTTCTCCCGTCTATCTTCTCCGAGACTTCCCAGCATATTAATCTGGAACATCCCGTAGGAGTTGTCACCTGTGGAAACATCTCCGTTATGGGCTAAGGGGCGACCGTTAGACTCTTTCTTAGCAACCGCGTAGGCGACCTTGAGAGCTTTTCCCTCAAAACCAACCGCGCTAAGCAGGTCAACTAAGTCTGTATCTGACAGTTCTTTTGCTCCTCTGTACTTATCAAGTGGGTCCACAGCATTTACTTGTACTGTTACAGGCGTCTCCTCCACGGCATTTGCGTTAGCAATTGCGTGCGGTAGACCCCCTATCAACAAGGTGTACATTGCAAATACAGCCACTTTATCCATTGTATCTTTTCTGATATTAAGCATTTTATTGCTCCTCTCAGTAGCAAAAGGCTCCATTACTGGAGCCTTCCAAGAACTAGACTGCCACAGAGTTACGGCAAGAGTCAAGCCGAAGTAAATATATTTTGTTTAATGTGACAAAAACGTTATTTAAGTATTTACTATATGTACGTATTTCCGCATTTTTTATGCATATCGGACAACACATATCAATACTCTATATTAGAAAGAGAATGAGATATGTCATTAGTTGAATGGGCTGGAGTCCTCTCAGGATTCGCAGCTTTTGGAGCTGCTATCATCGCGGCCACATCATGGGTATTAAAGTCATACCTGAAGAACTTTGTTCACGAACTTAAGCCCAACGGCGGGGGCAGTATGAAAGATACCGTCAATCAAATCCACTCAGAGATAACTGAGCTACGTATCAGCGTCGCTAAGCTGGAAGGTCAGTTCACCCAGCACCTAGCGGAAATTGGAAGAAGCGAGTAGTATTCCAATACCCCCACTATCACAAGGGGTAAAAGGAGCAAGATGAATAAAGAACAACTAGTAGCAGCTGCAGGGTCATATATCCGCGCTGCTATCGCTTCCGTTGTAGCACTCGCTATGGCAGGTCAGACAGACCCTTCAGTACTCGCTAACGCGTTTATTGCTGGTCTTGTCGGTCCTCTAGCCAAGGCCTTAAATCCTAAAGATAAGGCATACGGAATCGGAGCTTCCAAGTAAACTAGTGGGAGGGCAGGCAACTGCCCTCCCATTATTAGGAGGACCCAATGGCAAAAGTAAAATGCGATAACTGTGATAAAGATGCTCTATATACACACGCAGACCCTGGAGTAAACCCAGTTAATTACTGTGCACCTTGTTTACCAAACTGGTTACAAGCACGTGCTGATAGCGGTCACTTCCCGCTTGTAGAATTTATTGAAGAGAAG